TTGAATGAACATTTCACGCGGCACAATTCGCCAAGCCGCTTTCTCACGGTCTTCATCAGACGCCTGCTGCCAAGCCTCGTCATACATCTGCTTAAGCATAGGAATCCGTTCCGATGCTTCTGGAATCTTAAGCGCCACATAGTACGCCAACCCCGCCACCATTGCAGGTAGGAAGCGAAACGGAATGTCCTGTGTGTTGACGCCAGTCCCGGCATCCAGCATTCGGCGAAGTCGCCAGTACACAAGCTGATAGGTATCGGAGACGTTGGGCACGGGCCACAACGTGAACGTCGGATACTGCACGCCATCAGGCTGCGTAGCCCCGCTCTGCCGGTTGATGTAAATTTGGATCGGACGACCCTGCGCGGTCTTATTGGGTAGGCTGGAATAGGTCGAAACGCTAATGCGCGAAACCGGGATGTCCGATTGAATCGAAGTCCCCGCATTGGTACGAATAACGTGTTCCATCAAGTCAACGGTGTCTACGGGGAGGGGGTAGGTAGCTTGCCCTTGGGAGAGGGCGACCGTTTCTGACTCGACTGTCCACAAATTAATCCCGCGATTCGCCCACTCGGCAAACATCAAATTAAGACTGCGCCGGGCCGTCCGAAATTCATAACCAGTTCTCAACTCCGCGCCCGCCCGCTCAAACGCCTCTTCGATCAACTCGTTGAGGTTGAGGTTAAAAGTCGGGGGAGATGCGGAGGTAGTCATTATTAAGTCCTAAATTTTGCCGTTTTTTTGGCAATCTTCTTGGGCTGGGCTACGAACTGTTTGCCCGCAGCTTTGCCCTTTCGTTTGGCCTTGGTGGTGGCCGCATACTCAGCAGAAGAAAGGGACTTGATGGCGTTTTCTGGCAGGTAGCGTTCTCCCGTTTTGGAAGACGGCTTGCCCGACTTAGTGCGCCACTTCTGATCCCCCCACGCTTTAAGCGACTGCTGTGGAGCTTTCATCAGTCTTTGTATCCGCCACCAGCGTCCTTGTACCTCTTGGCAACCAACTGCGCCTTGCGGGCTGACCACTGCCCTGCTTTAGTTCCATGCGTGGCAGCAGCTTTGACCTGAGACACGATCTTCTTACGCAACCCCGGCTTGGTGTAGTTACCCGCTTCGTTTACGCTACCGCCTTCATTGAATTTCTTCAGCGTCTGCGCCAACCGCGCACGTTTGCCCATCAACCCCGGAGCCTTAGCAGCTTTAGCAAGTTTACCCGCAGGGATGGGTTTGTCACCCTTGACGCCCAAGGAGGCACGGAGCGCCCCCGGCTTCTTGATAGCCCCGGCGATCCAGTTGGTGCTACCGCCTTTTTTAAATCTATAATTTAAATTCATCCCGCCGCCGGTAATTCCGCCTTGGTCAATATCCCCAGACCCTTCGGGAGTAGTATATTTTCCTTTAGCAAGAAACCCTTCTAAATACGGAGTCAAACTAAGATTTTCAGAGAGGGGTATATCGTAAGACGCGCTGCCCCCTGCGGAAATTAAATCCAAACCTTTACGTTTAGATCTACCTCCACCTGCATTAATTTCTAATCTAGATTCGCCGCCTTCCTTAAACTTCTTCACGCGGCCACCGGCTTTGAAGACTTTCACAGGCTCGTTGCCGTCGCGCTTTTTAATCGCTCGGGTCTTAGCCTTACTGATAGCCCCCATGCCACCCTTACTCAGCGCCTTAGCCTTCGGCATTTTCGCTTTGCTCATGATGCCCATACCGCGTGAAACTCTCATCGCATCGTCCCTTTGGTGTGGCCTTTCTTGCAGCAGCCATCCCCGCGAGTTTTAACCACCCCGCCTTTGGCGTAGGTTTTGGTTTTCACTTTGCCGCCCTTACGCATCTGCTGCGGTTGGGCAACGGGCTGGCCGATGTTCAGAGGGCCGTAAGCTTGCGGAGCGGTACGCACGCCGCCCACTCCGGTTTCGGAACCAATCTGCACCAACGGGGCGTTGTTACCCAACCCAACCCCGCTGCTAGAGCCACGAGGTTGATCAAAAGCGGACTGGATTCCAGAAGAAGCAGTGCCGCCATCTACAAATCGCTTAGTCCGCTTTTTCATCATTACATCTTCACTCGCTTGAGCTTGGTTTTACCGCGAACCGCGCAACCGTCGATGCTGCCGCCCTTGGCAAACTTCATCACCTTGCCGCCGCCGCGTTTCATGCCCTTGGCTTCTTTCTCTTCATGCTTGATCATGGACTTCGGAGCGCCCTTCTTTTTGAAGAACGAAACCTCTTTCTTGACCATTGCCTTGGATTCTTTCGCTTTTTTCACATTACCGCCTTTTTTCATCCCGGAAACTTCGGCATCGCCAACAAGTTTACCCGGCCCTTTAACCGTTTTTACTCCCGGACGAACCACTTTACCGGGGATGGTGCCCGCAACATCTTTCATGAGTTCCGGAATCGTAGCGCCCTTAAACGCCCCAGTCACAGCAGGGGCACCGGCAACCGCGCCCATCATTGCAGCGGTGGCGTCCAAATCTTTCATCCGGCTCTCTTTACGGTATTGGTTCGCCAAAGAACCTTTTCTACCAGCTTCACGAGACGCCATGTTTTGGACTTCACCAGCGGAATACTTGCGCGGAGGGATTTTCCCCAGTTCACGAGGCGAAGTACGCGCAGAAAGGTCTTTCAGAGCCTTCCGAGTACCATCTTCCGCTTCGGGTTTGGAAGAGGACGGCGACGACGAAAAATTTCGAGTCCCTGTCTGACCCATCGAAGTACGCGGCTTATCGCGTTCCGCTCGGAATCTTGCCGTGTCAGCAGTGGTGCTGTACTTAGTGCGGCGCGGTTCATCTTTACGCTCAGTAGTATACGATTTGCCAGCAAAATCAAATTTGAGGTCGCCTCTTTTACGGGCGGCGGCAAACGCTTTACCAAA